TCAGCGCTCGGCGTCGGCAGCGTCGGCCGATCGATCCGCATCGACGATGAGAGCGTTGAGGTGGTCCCGCACGCCGTCAGCGTCGACAGGAACAGCGGAACTAGGGTCGCCGGCAAGCCTGCCCGGCGTAGCATCGAGCGCATCGTGCATCTCCCTGATCTTGGTTCGGACGAGAATGTCGGTCTTGTCGTCGGCCGCCGCGACGCGTTTGCCGATGGCATCGACGGTTGCTTGTGCCTGGCGTTCGTCGGTGCGCGCGGCGGCGACGGTTTTGGCGTGTGCCTTCTCGGCCTGCACCTCGGACTTCGCCCCGCCGGCGGCTTCGCCCTTGTGATAGATCAGCGCGATCATGGCGCCGACACTTAGGAGCGCGACCAGGACCGGCACGGCCCAGCCGAACAGGCGAGCGGCCCAGCCAGGCCATTTCCAGGCGCGCGCGAGCGAAATGAGAAAGGCCATCAGCCGTCTCCCTTGCCGCAGGATCGGCGATCGACGTTGCCGATCCGGTTCCGTAACCATCCCTTGAGGAAGGCGCGCAGTCTGGGATTGGCGGCGGCCAGCCGGCGATATTCCGCCGCTTGCCGGGCATCGAGCGCGTCGAGCGTCGCGGTGCAAGCCGGGATGACGCCAAGCTTTGTCTGGAGCATCCGATAGGCTGCGATGTCGGCAGGGCCAAGCGACGCAGCGCTGTCCGGCAAGCGCGCCCCGCCGAGCACGTTCATCGTCAGCCGGTACCAGCGATTGGGTCGCCGCGACCCCATATTGACCGCCGTGTCGATCAACTCGCCGGCAACGGCGGGTTCGATCTCCACCAGCGGCATATAGCCGGGCGCGGCGATGTAGCTCCGCACATAGACGGCATCGGCGCAAATGGTCGCGGGGCCGTCGCAATGCTGCGGGAACCGGCGCATGTCGCCGCGATAGCCATTGGCGCGAGCGACCTGCTCGGTGACGCCGTAACTCGTTGCGCCGCCGGGATCGCGGGCGTCGTTCACATAGCCGCCCTCGACGGCATAGACGCCGGCCAGGATGACCGCGACCGCCGCAGCGATAGCGCCCTTGCTCGCCCAGCCGGCGCGCGCCGCGACGGCGCTTTCGACGAAGCTGTCGACGCCTTCAGCCATTGGGCATCGCCTTCTTCTGCGCCACGATCCGCGCCACCATGATGGCGACGAACAGGATCACGGGGATCGAGTGGAGCAACGATGCGGGAAGATAGGCCCGCAGGTCATACGGCATCGCGTTCCACGCGGCGGAGAGGGCGTCCGGGAACCATTGCGCCAACGCGGTGACGATGGCCCCGGCCGCGGCCAGGCGCATGCTCCAGAAACGCCACCACAGGCGCGCGTCGTCGATCAGGCGGGCGCGGAGCGGCGCCCACCATTTGCGTAGCAGGGTCATGATTTCCTCCACTTGCGGCAGCGCCGCGGGTGTCAGGTTTGGTCGTAGGTCTCGGCAGTCGCGCGGATCAGCGGGTCGGGGGCAAGGGCGTCGTCGGCCAGCCGGATTAGCTCGCCCAGGTCGCACGCAGCAGCTGCCGGCGTGACCGATCCGCGCAACGTCGGCGCGATCCGAGACGCGCTGGCGGATGGCCGCGTGATCGTCACATGGATCGGCGACACCATCATTAGCGCCAGGGCGAAGAGAATGAGCATCGAGCCCGCATCGATCATTGGGGTTGTCCTATCCTGGTTCGGCCGGATGAGGGGACGAGCACCTCGAGCTTCGCCTCGATCCGCGCGGTCCGCTCATTGATCTTGTCGAGCTTGTCGGCATCGGACTCGCGCCGGGTTTCCAGCGCGGTGAGGCGGCGTTCGTGTTCAGCCAGTTCGTTCATCTTGCCGCCGCCCGCCCATAGAAAGCCTGCGATCAGGAAGATCGTCGTGACGACGGGAAGCCACGCCAACCAGGTCGGCGGGGGCTTGGCGGGCATGGTCATTGGGGAGGGTCTTTCCTTTGAGAGAGGAGTCCATCGCTTTGATCCTGGGCTTTCATGGCGTCGCCGGAGCGGTTACGGCTCCATCATGACGACGTCGCGCACCCCAGACCTGATCAGGCCGCTGACCAGCATCCGATTCTTCGCCGCTATGTTCGTAGTATTTTATCACTCCGGCTCGACGTTCATGTCAGCCCAGGCCGGCGTTCCCGGGATAATCAAATCTCTATTGCTGAACGGCTATACCGGCGTGACCTTCTTCTTTGTGCTGTCCGGTTTCATCCTGCACCGCACCTACCGCGGGAAGCTGGTCGGCCGCGGCTGGATCAAGAGGTTCGCCGTTGCAAGATTCGCGCGCATCTATCCGGTTTACTTCGCCACTCTCTTGGTGATGATCCCGTTTGTGGGCGTGCGTTACGACTGGCGGGACGTGCCGCAGTTCTTTCTGCTGCACTGGTGGATTACGGCACCCTGGCCCATCTTTGGTCTTTGGAACGGGCCGTCTTGGACGATCTCCGTCGAAGCGTTCTTCTACGTCTGTTTTCCCTGCCTTTCCAAAGGCGCTGAGCACCTGCCCAGCCGTGTGATTTTGGGCGTATTGTCGGTCTTGATCGTTTTCGATTTTGTCACTGGCAGCTCAGCATTCTTCTCGCTGCATCCTGCGTATTTCGATTGGCTCCGGTGGGTACCGACGCCGCTGATCCGTCTGCCTGAATTCATGATTGGGGTGCTCGTGGGGGAGTTGCATTTCAGGCGTGAGGGGCGACCCTTCCCAATACCGGTCTGGGTTCCGACGATAGGTCTGCTCGGCGTCCTAATCGTGTCCCACTCGCCTTGGGTTGCCTCAGCGGTCACAGCCCTCGCCGCGCTCTTGATCGCTGCGCTAGCGGATGCCCGAGGGTCGCTTATAAGCCGGCTGCTGCAGCACCGCGCGATCGTTTTGCTCGGCGCCGCGAGCTACTCGCTCTACCTCCTGCATCAGCCGGTCCACTTCTACCTGGTTTGGTTGCTGGGAGCCGATAAGTGGCTGGTTCCGCTTCAATATGTTGGCGTGGTATTGGCCTCGGTCATCATGTTCCTCTGTTTCGAGGAGCCCGCTCGCGAGTGGATAAGGTCTCGTGGCAAAATGAAGCCGTCGGCAATTGAAGAGGTCGCTGAGCAGCCGCTGTAAATGCGAATCCGGTTGGCCTCGCGCATTCCGATTTGATAGGCAGCCAATAATGACAGTTCCATTCACCGCAAAGGTCGCACGATCGCTCAGCTTCATGCGCCGTGTTCGTGGGTGGCCAACGATCGCCACCAAGCTCGCGAAGCATGATGTCGAATTCGAATCTCGGGGCCGGCACGGAAATTTCGCCGGCAATCTACGCTCCGGGATTGATCGCGAGGCGTACCTCTATGGCGCCTATGATTGGCATAAGATCGGACCTTTTCTGGCACAGGCGAAGCGGAGGGGTACGATAGTCGATGTCGGCGCGAATATCGGCAATCATGCACTCGCCTTCGCCCGCCACTTCGATCGCGTCATCTCGTTTGAGCCTAACCCTCAAATCTGGCCGGCGATCGAGCGCAATATCGCAATCAACCCTTGGGCAAACATAGAACTGCGCAAGGTGGGTCTCGGCGAAGAGGAGGCGGACCTGCCGATCTTCGTCAACGACAATCACGGCCTCTCCACGTTCCTTACCGGCGAGCTCGACAACGCTAAGGGCCTCGCTACTCACATCGCCGTCGGCGACGAGCAATTAGCTGGCGTGACGATCGACGCGTTGAAGATCGACGTGCAAGGATTCGAGCCGCACGTTCTCCGCGGCTTGCATGAGACGATCAAAGTCTCCCGCCCGTTAATCTGGGTGGAAATCAGCGAAACGACGCTGCCCAAGCAGGCTACGTCTGCGCTCGCCGAGATCATCCCGCTACCCTTCCGAATGATGCGCTTCGTCAGCAACAAGGGCGTGCTGCTCAATCGCACCGTGTTAGCCCAGCATTCCGAGGAATACCTTCCCGTCGGCGACTATCTAGTTATACCGGATGGGTATGCCTGATGCTGCGTATCAGAGCACTTCGCCGGCGTCGCTAAGGAGGTCGCGCCAGAAGACGAATGCGTCGTCCAGTTCGGCGCTGCTGAGCATCTTGGTATAGATGGCGATGCCGGCGATTGTCGCACCGGGCGTCGTTGAGGTGTAGAGATGCGTCCGAAGCTTCCGCGTCGTAATGCCCATCGGGTTAGCGGTGCGCGTTGTTGCGAAAGCCGAAGCCACGCGCGCTGAGCCTGACCGCTGGATGAAGCCCTGAGCGGTCGTCGTATTGAACTCGGAGACGCCCATGTTCCAGGTCGTGGCACCGTTAGCGAAACCGGAACTGGTCGAGACGTTGACTACGGTGGCGGCGCTGTCGCGGCCGAAGGTTTGGACATCGAATGCGCCTGGCACCAACATGCCGAGATTGCCACCGTTCACGTCGTCCATCAAAAGGCCTTGGGAGAGCGGCGATTTGTAGATGGCCAGCAGCGTAAGCGCGCTCCCGACGTTAAAGATGTCTCGCGCGAAGCCGGGAACCTCGAAAAATCGAGTGAAGGCGCGCATTGATGCAGAGGAGTTATTGACCCCGCCGGTCAGGTTGTACGTGCCGGCGCCACCGGTGCCCGTGCCGAGCGACGAGATGACGCCGAGACTGCCGCCAACACCCGCCGCCAATTCGATCGTTTGACCGACCGCCAGGGGGTCGCCCGTCACCGCGCCGGTAACGGTCAGCAGATTGCCTCCGGTGATGGCACCGCTGAACGCGGTCGCCATCGGGCCGCCAACCAGGCCGATCGACGCCGGCGTGCCGATCAGACGCCCATCGTTCGCCCCGGTGAACAGGTTGACCGTCGGCGCGTCGTTGATGGCCGTGCCGAACATGTACGCGGCGTAGCCCGCGCCGAAGGTCGGGCACGACCTAGTGCGTCCATAGCCGAAGCTAGAAGCATCGACGCCGGTGAACGGGATTGCAACTCTCATGTTAGGGGCACCTCACAGATTGGCAGCCAGCGATACATTGGCAGACGCAGGCCGTTGGGATCGAAGATCAGGGCGGAATCGGCACGCGTCTCGGCGATGTTGGTCCAGCCCTTGGTCATATTGCCGGTGTAACCGCAGTGGAATTTCCAGGTGTTGGCGGGCGCTGCGGGGGCATCCCAAACGATCCGATCCCGGGCTACCACGCGAGGGTTGCTGAGCGTCTTCGCGACGCCGCCGGCATCAACCGCGGCGACACCCCAATTCGCCAGCACGGTCGTATCAGCTACGGTCAGGCCGCCGCCGATCGCGTGCCCTGGACGGACCGGGAAGGTCGCGATGATCTGCGAATTTTGTGCCGTGAACGTCGGGACCATCGGGGCGATACGCAGGCCATCGAACATCAGCCGCTTGAGGTGCCAGCCGAAATAAGCACCCATCTGCTTACTACCGGCACCCGTCATGTGGACGTCGTTGACGCCGTTCTGCACCGCGTACTGGATACACGCTAGGATGAACTCGGGGCGATCGATCGCTAGCTGAAGCTGGTCCAGCGCGACGTGCGGGACCGGCGCATTGAAGGCAGGATTGGTGTGGGTCGCCGTTTGCCCGATGAGGAGCGGAAGTCGCGCGTTCGAACTGATGAGCTTGAGGGCAATCGCTTTCGCCTGACGCTGCGCCTGGACCGTTTGCGCGCGTGTGTAGAACCACTTTTCATTGCCAATGGGGTAATAGGTCGCGTCGCTGGCGTTATCGTTCGTGCCGGTGATGATCATCTGAGCCGCCGGGGCATACGACTTGCTAAGGGCTCCGTAGAGCGCTTGAGCCTGGGACCACGATGCATAGACGCGCTGGGCGGTCAGACCGACGTTGGTTTCATCCTCCGTCATAATGCTGCCGCCATTTCGGCCATCGTCGGCGAGCAGGAAACGCATGCCCGACCCAAGGAAATCGATGCCGTCGTCGTCCTTGAGGAGCTGCACGATCATCTGGGCGCAGCCGGTGAGCGGCGTTTCGCCGTGGCTGGTCCAGTCATCGGCGTCGGGACCGTAATTGGTTTCGATCGCCGGTGTGAGCGCCGCACGGTTGGCAATGAGATCAGGATCCGACGAACTCGAAATGTCATCGATGTCGTCCGGGACAATGCTTGCCTCTGTGAGCCCGGCATTGCCGAACATGTCCGAAGTGGTGCTAGTGCCGATCGATACGATGGGTGAGCCGTGCCCGAGCGACAACGATTCGCCTGAGACATGCAGGCCGATGCGTTCGGCGATGATGCGCATGTTGGCGATCGACGGATCGGCAGGCCCGCGAAGGGCCGCCACGATCCGGTTCGACATCGCCTCAATGACCTTGTGCTGCAGAGTGGTGGGGGTGGCCTTCAGCCAATTATAGCCGTTACTGTCGGTGAGCCCCCACGATGCAAGGCCCGCCGTACCGACGAGCGGCATCTTCGCCGCGTATGTCTCCATCGCAGTCAGACGTGATTTGATCAGGTCGACGGCGGCGTGTTTGATGTCGGACAGCGTTATATTGAGCCAACGATAGCCGGCAGAGTCGGTGAGGGCGAAGCCCGCCGGGCCTCGAAACCCCGCAGGCACACTGGCAGCACTCGCCGCCGCAGCAGCAGCCGAAGATGCCGCCGCCGAAGCACTCGAAATCGCCTGCCTGATCAGCGACGCGCCGCCCAAAGCCAGATCACCGGCAACCACCGCTATATTGCTGGCCCCGCTTAACAGGTCCGCGGCCACCGTCCCGATCTTGCTCGCCGCGCCGAGCGCCAAGTCCGCCGCTACGGCGAGAAATCCCGGAGCGGTCGTAGCCGCTGTAACCGTCGCCACCTGCGCATCCAACTGCGTCAGGTCATACAGCTGCAGATCGTGGACCTTTGGCGCGAGATACGATCCGTCCGCCGACGCTATCTGGATGTCGTAGGCGCCATTGGCCGCCGCAAACCCTGCCAGACCGGATATCGCCGCCGTCATCGGATTCGCCAAGCCGGCGCCGGCACTGTCATAGATCGATGCCGGCGTAGTCGTACCCGCCTGAAACACGGTGACCTTGGCAAGCGGCAACACGGCCCCCGTGTCGCCACGGGAGGCGATGAACTCGTAATATTGCATATTGAGGCCGTCCTTTGCGAAGACGTGATGTGGTTACGCGGCGGATCCGGTCATCGTGCCGTTATTGGTGACGGTGACGGCGTTGCCGTTCTTTCGGACGGCGAAACCGGCACCGCCGCCGGGCGTCCCTCCGCCCGACGGGCCGCCGGGGCTCGCGTAGCCGCCGCCGGAGCCGCCGCCCGGCGAGCCGCCGGCACCACCCGCCGACCAGTCCTGGCCGTCCGTGCCGGTCGTCAAATAGCCCTCGCTGCCGGCGCCGCCTTCGCCGTTAGGCGCGCCGCCGCCGCCGCCGCCGGTCCCGATCTTATATGGGGAAGCCATCGCGTTCGAGCCGCCGCCGCCACCGCCGGCGCGCACTGCGCCGCCTGCATCGATCGTGATCCCGCCTGTCATCGGTACTCGAACATAGATGGCGTCGCCGCCGGCCAGGCCGGCACCTCCGCCGCTCCCGCCATTGCCACCGCCGCCGCTGACCGACCCGCCGTTCTGGATGATCAGGGTCAGCGCGATCGTATGGGACGTTGTCGGCCAGGTTCCAGTGTCGATACCGATCCCGCCGCTCGCAAGTCCGGTGACGTCGACGCCATTGGGGACGTTGAACGTCACCGTCGCGTCCGAATTGCCGGTATAGCCGGCGGCATCGGCCAAGGATCGCAGGTTGGCCGCCGATCCCGACGGTACGCTGATCGTCGCGCTGAATGCCCCCGGCGGCACGGCGGGTGCCCCGGCGCTCCCGGGCGCGGCCAGCACGTCCCAATAGGCATTGGCCTGGCCGGTGCCGGTCGGCGCGTGGCCGCTGAAATTGTCCTGCGTCGCGACGTAGCTGCCGCCGCCATAGGCGACGCTGTTGTTCAGGAAATAGGTCGCAATATTGTCGTAATCGCCGCGCGGCGTCAGGCCGGACAGCGATTGCGGCGCGGTCCAGATGCCCAACAGCGTCCCGTTCGCCGTCTTGAGCGCTGTGCTCGACCAGATCGTCGCCGTGCCGGCCGGTATGCCGTCATACCATCCCGGCGGACTATCGCCGCTCGGCGTCGAGGGCTGCGCATAGGAACGCATGAATTTGATGTCGCGATAGGCGGCGCGTGCCGGCGCCGAGCTGATCGCGATCGAATAAGCAGTGGCGCTCGCCAGATCCTCGAGTCCACGGCCGTAAATGTTGAACGAAGGTAGCTTGACGTAGATCGTGTCGCCGACGTTGCTGGCGTCATAGCCGAACTTGAAGATCGCATCGTCGATCCGCGCGAAATTGGTCCCACTGGCATGCGCGCCGGAAATCGTGCCGCGCTGGCCGCGGCGGAGCCGGGTCAGGTTGTAGCTATTGGCCGCCGTCAGGGTCGCCGCCTGATAAGACACCACCTCGTCCCCGACCATGCACAAGGTGACTCCGGCGTCGCGATCCGATGTGCTGACACTGTCGAGTTGCCCCAGGCTGCTCGAAAGCTCGACCGCCAGCGTGTTCGCCATGTCCGGATCGGCGCCCGCAGCCAGCGCTGACGTGAGGGTGCCATAACGCGCTGGGCCGTCGATCGTCCCGATCATCGAATAATTGGCACCATCGGTGCTGACCCAGACCTGACACCCGCCCCAGGCCGGCGATGTCGACGCGGCCGCCACCCAAATCTCGGCATCGAGCCCGGCGAGGTTCGGGGGCGCGATGAACAGCCAGGGGGCCGTCACCGACCCCGGCGCGATGTCGGTGTTCGGCTTGTATCCGCCCGAGCCGGAATGCGAGGCATAGAGCGCCGCCGAAGCGACTCCGATGGGAACGCCTTCGGCCGCGATCGCCAGCAAGCCGTCGGCGTCCTCCGCAATTTCCGTGATCCGGACCAAGACGCGGTCGAGAAGCAGGGAATCGGTCGTCGTCGTCAGGGTGACGAGATCGGTCGGTTCGAGCAGCGCGAAGTTCCACGGCAGTTTGAACGTGTATTTCTCGCGCGTGTAGAGAACGCGTTGGCCATAGAGCTGCACGGCCTTGCGCGCGATGTCGGCGTCGCAGATGCAGTGGACCGTCGTCGGATCCTGCTTGCGCCGGCCATAGGTCACGATGTTGTCCAGGTCCTGGGCGGTCGCGATGCCGACATTATATTGCTGGCTGCGGTCCAGGAATTCGAACTGGACGATGTTATAGGCGTCCGACTGATCGACGATCTCGATCGACACGGCATTGCCGCTGTCGTCGACGATCAGGTCATCCTCGGTCAGGTCATAAGCGGGCGTTAGGTTCGGATTCCAGGTGACGCTGTTGCCGGTTGCCGGCGCGTCGCCATAGGGCCGGATCTTGAGCATCCCCTCGGACCAGAAGGCAGCCGAGTTCGTCGCCGTCAGCCATTCCTCCAGGATCGACGCCGCGCTCGACTGCGATTCGAGGACGGGGGACAAGAGGAGATTATTGGCCCGGCAATATGAGGAATAGTCGGAGAGGTCGCCGATCAACCCCGATCCCCACATCGGCACGCCGTATGCGGGATTGGTCAGGAAATCGGTGATGACATCCTTCGGATCGGCATCGCCGTTCGCGACGCCGCTCAGTTGCACGGCGAAGTCGATTTCAAAGCTGTGGTTCGGCAATGTCGCGCTGTCGGCCAGGTCGTAATCCTGGGCATAGACGTAAGCGATCCCGCTATAGGGGATCGCCTGCGCCGGAACTTTGGAGGTCAGATAACTCCACACCGGTTGCGTCGGCGTGCCGGTTGCCAGGCTCAACCCGGCGGCCGACAGTGACGTCAGCACCGCCGTATCCTTGTAGATCGTGCGAATGCTCCGGATGCCGCCGGCACCACCCTCGCAAATGCCCAGCATGATCGAAGCTGTGTAGGTATAGGTCGTGTTTTTCGACCCACCGCCCAAACCCTTGCCGCCACCGGTCTTGGTGGTGTGCGCGATCGCAGTGAAAGCGCCGTACCACATCAGATTGCATTTCATTCGACCCCGACCCCAGCCCAAGGAGATGGGCAGGCCGAGAGTAGAGGACTGCACCTGCAGCCCGTTGAGCTTCGGCGATGTGGTCGAGGTGGTCTTGCCGCCCATCATTGATCCTCGAACAAGGTGAAGAACTTGACCGGCCGGGAGCGCAACTCCTCGTCGCGATCGGCGTTTGCGCGCAGAACGCCGCCGCCGCGGATCACGGCGTGGAGCACTTCGGGCAGGTCGATGACGATCGCCGCATGCGAATAGCAGCGGCCATATTTCCAGATCGCGAGGTCGCCCGGCCCGACCGCCTCGCGCGGAATTTCGAGCGCGAACCGCGTGACCCACCCCAGGAACTGCTCCTCGTCGCGATGCAGCATCCATTGCGGCGAATAATCGGGCTCGACATGCGGGATCAGGCCGACTGCTTCATAGACCGCCGCCGGCAGCATCGCGCAGTCGACCCCGGCTCCGCGAAGCCGCGCGCGGTGATGATACGGTGTCCCTTCCCAGCGCAGCGCCTCGCGGACGACATCCTCGCGCGTCATCCGAACGCGGTCTCCGGGACGGGGACATAAGGCGTCGCCTTGAACCGCCCCAGATTGTTGAACCGAACCGAACACCGGCTCTGCGTCAGGTCGCAACCCGGATAGGCGGTGAAGCTGTTGCCCGCGATCGGCGGTGCGGGGAGGGGTGAGACGAGCTGGAACAACCCCGCCGCATCGTTCGACATGATCGTCGCCGAGACGCCGGTATTCGGTCCTGACGTGAACACGATCCGCCCTTGCGCGAAATCATTGGTGGGCGGCGTCAGGCTGGTATCGAAGACCGTCCGTGTCGGAGTAGGCGACGCACCGATCGTGCCCGTCACCGCGAAAGCTGCCGGATTGAGCGCGCAGCCGGCGTCATAGACCGCATGCAGGCAGGCCGCCTGATAGAGGTTGGCCGGCATGTTGGCGTTGAGCAGCACGGTCCAGGACGACACCGTGATCGTGGCGCCATCGCCGGTAATCGCGCTGACCGCGGTGACGCGTCCCGAAAATCTCAGCACGGACCCGACCACCGGCAGGCTCCAGTCAGTAAGAAAGGCGCGGTCCAGCCGGACATTCGCGCCATCGAAGCCGTGCCCTCGGATGAACGGGATGATCGGCACCCCATTGATCAGATCGTCCGAATTCGCGATAATGGCCATGTCGACCGTCGTGACGTCGAGCCCGATCTTCTCGCTGATGTCCTGCCTCTCGATCATCGGGCCAAGCGCATAGGTGTGACCGCCCGACACGATCGGGACATCGCCGCCCGACCATCGGATGACCACACCGCCGACCAGCGTAATCGTCCACAGGTCGACCATCTGAAAGTCCGCGCCGCTGTTGAGCAAGGCGATCAGCGCAGGCGATGCAGCTTTCATGGTCAGCCCTTGGTCGTGGTGAAGGAGAGGCCGTCCTGCGACCACAGGCTCTGCATCATCTGGTTGAGTTCGAGCGCGTCGTCGTCGAAGCGGCAGACGAACATGAAACGCCCGCTCCAGGTCAGCACCTTGCCGGCGGCGGGCGGACTTGTGAAAGTGATCGACCCACGCGAGCCAACCGTGAAGCTCGCGACGGGGGTGGCATCGGCGAACACGGTCGGCGTTCCGAGCACGCTGCCGACGGGCTCGGTGAAGGCTGCGCTGCCGAACGTCATGCTCCGGCTAAGCTGGAACGAGGTCGTGATTCCGTCGCCGACACCGAACTTCTGTCCGGCGACATTGTTGTCGCCGGGGTCGAAGAAGAAGAATTCCTGATATTGACCGCCGTGCAGCAGGAAGAACGCGGCCAGGCGTTCGAGGTCGGGCGTGGCGGGGAGGTCGCGCAACACCTCGTACGACACCTTGAATTGCCACCGCGGATACGACCAGGTCTTGCGCCGACGCTCGCGGCCGGACGACGCCGTCGCGATCTTCGTCGCCCATGTCGGGGTCTTGGCGACCAGGAACGACTGTCCGATCAACGCCGGGAACACGTCGGGGTCGTCGATCGACGGATCGGCGGTGACGAGCCAGCGTGTCGGTAGATAGAGCGTGGGCAAACTCGTCTCCAATCGGATGGCTGCTCGGATCGCCGAAGCGATCGGAAAGGTGGTGCCGCGGCGGCAGTGCGCGAGCGATCACGCGCGCTGGCTCGACCCGGTGTGGCTTCGGACAAGCGCCAGACGATCGCATCCGAATTGGAGCTATCCGCCGGTCGCCCGTCTTGCGGGATTATGGCGTCCTGTTAGCTCTGCGGTCTGCCGTTCGGGCATCGGTTCAATGGCATGTCCGCCACGTTCGAAATCCGAACGTGACGACGGTCGGGGGGAGACGGGATGCGGTACGTGTTGGCGTTGTTCGCAATGGTGGCGGTCGGGACGGCTTCACCCGCGCTGGCCCGCAAAGAGAACAAGAAGACCGACCCGATCGCCGTGATCCAGGCGCGGATCGCGCAATTGCGTGCCGACCCGCAAGACCGGAAGTGTCTCGGCGCCGATGCCGTTACGTGCCTTGCCAGCCTCAGTCTTCGCGTTACGCCTACGACAGCGATAGGCGGCGTTTTCGCGCTGCCGGGACCGGCCGGTCACGATATCTATGGCCGCACCGTTTCGGCCACGATGAGCTTTCGGGTTAGATTCAATGCCACGAATCGCGATCTTGTCGATGATGACGACGTCTACACCCAAATCGATCTCAGTGATGGCGAACACGTCGACACCATCTATTTCTCGCTCAACCAGAGTCCGCTATTTGCCCATACGGAGAGCGACTGGGATGCAACCCGCGTTTTCGATCTAGCCACGGCTGTGCTGGGCGCAGCTTGTGTAGGATCCGATCGGATTGGCTTTTACCGGCGCTATGACGCGATACAGAGGCAATCCAGCACGGACTATGTCGACCGCGGTCGTAACGCCAACCGCTACTCGCTACTCACCGGCAATATGAAGATCTGCGGCGTGACCATGTCCGTCGGATCGAGCAGCCAATATTCCCGTTCGTTGGGATACGGAAGCTCGCTCAGGTTCACGCTATGACGCTATCGATCCTGCTTCGGGCACATAGACGTCCATCCTCAGTCCGGTAGCGAAAAGCCCAGCTTGCCCTCGCGGTGCGCCATTTTCATCGCCTTGGCGAAGGCATTGCGGTTGGCGATGATCTGGCTCTCGCTCAAGCCGCGCGCGCTATGATCGTGGTAATGGTAGCTGCCGGAGCCATCGTTCGCGGCGGCCGGCGCGTTCGAATTGGCGGCGGCGCCCCCTAACATCGATCGTAAGGGCTGCGCGGCCCAGGCGGGGAGCACCATTTCCCGCTCATGCAGCATGGTCAGCCCGCCGTCGACGTCCCAAATACCGCCGGCCCCGCTGGGAATGGCCAGAGTGGAAATGAAGGCCATAGCACCGGAATATGCCGTTGCCGCTGCCGCGGGCGCGAGGCCTGGTCCGACGATAGGGATGGCTGCCGTTGCGGCATAGGCGCCTGACCCTGCGACGGCGGCATTGCTGGCAATCTCGCCGGTCGCCGCCGCCTTGCTCGCCGCCCCGCTCAGCAACAGCGCCGACAGATGCTGCACCAGCCATTTCTGGATGATCTGGGCAAGCGCGTCGGACAGGATGCCGACCATGCCCTTGTAGAGATTCTGGAGGGTGGCCGCAAACGACTGCTGGAATGTCAGAAGCTTGGAAAAGTTCTGGCTCCACAATTGGGCGGTCGCGTTGATCGCCTGTCGCTCGACTTGGCTACTCTCGAGCAGCGCCTTGCGCTTGAGATCGACGATCTTCGCATCTGACGCCTTGGCCGCATCTTCCTTCTTTTTCTGCAACGCCTTCCACTGCGTCAAATCGTTCGCGTACAGCTTCTGCTGGTCGGCGAAGAACTTCTCCTCGGCGGCCTTCCGAGCCTGTTCGGTCTTGATCTCTTCCTGGAGCAATTGGCCCTGAGTCTTGACACCCATCTGGACGAGGAACTCGCCGGATTTCTGGGCCGTGTCGATACGATCCTGCTGGTCCTTTTCGAAGTCCTGGATGGTTTTATCGTCGATCTTGGCCAATTCGGCGGAGGTTTTGCTGGCCGAGACGACGATTTGCCTATCGCCTTGCTCGGCGGCCTTGACCTTCGCGTTGGAAACCGGGGAGCCCTTTCCGGCGCTCCCGCCACCGGCTGGCCGCCGTACACCCCGGCCACCGCCCTGGCCGGACGTGCCCCCGGTTCGACCATTGTCGCCACCTTTTTCATCCGTGCCGCCGGGCACATGCGCGATTCCGCGGGTGGGAGCCGGACCGGGCACGGCTTGCCCGTTAGCCGCTGCCGCCATCGTCTTCGCCAGGTCGGCATAGACGGCCTTGATCTTCGCCGCCGTCTCGATTGCATGCTTCTGGATGCGGTCGAGTCCCGATTGCCAGTCGCCTGCGATAGCGCCCCAATTCAGCGTGAATACGTCGCGCGCGATCGTGCCCATCATCGTCAGCCGGTCGATGAACAGGATGATCGCCGCCTTGATCACCTCGATGACGATGATCACGCTGTCCTTCAGGATTTGCCAGGTGTCCTTGAACAGGTTGAGTGCGGTTTCCGCCATTTGGGTCGCATTCGGCGTCTTCACTCCGAACGCGTCGCTGATGTCGCTCACCAGCGCCCCGACGATATCGACGACCGCATCCCACAGCGCTTTGAAGATCCCAGCTACCCCGTCGATCTCCACGCCCAGCTCTTTGACCACGAGGATGACTACGTCGAAGATCTTGGCCACCGCGCCACCCGACGTGTAGCTGTCGATACAGGCTTTGACCAAGCCAGTGAAGCTGTTGACTATATCGGTCAGCACCGGCGCCAACGCATCGGTCAACACGTTGCCCATGCCCGTCCAGGCAAGTTGGGCTTCGTTGACCGACTCGCCAAGTTTGGTGCCGCGCTCGATCGCCCGGTCGTTGGCGGCACCATAGGATTCGGTCTTCTGCGCCAGTGCAGAGATCGCCGCGCCGCCCTGGTTCAGGAATGGGATCGCCTCAGCGCCGCTCTGGCCCATCAGTTTGATTGCCATCGCGGTTTTTTGCGGGCCATCGGCGGTCTTGGCGAACTTGTCGGCAACCGTGGTCAGGATCGTCATCTGATCCGACCCGGCCTTGATATCGATGCCCAGCTTCTTGAACGAGTCGGGACTCTGTTTGAAATTCTTGTCCAGCGCCGCGGTGCTCTGCGACAATTTGGTGAAGTCGGTTCCGGTCGCCTTCGCCATGCCCTGCAGCAATTGTACCTGGTGCGTCGACATGCCGAGCTGCTTGGACAGGACGGTGATCTTCTCGGACGACTCGCCCATCGCGATGATCGCTTCGGCCGCCTGCTTGCCGACCTCAATCAGGCTGCCCGCCATCTCCTTGGCACCGTTGATCCCTTCGACCAGCTTGCCGAACCCGCTTTTGCCTTCGCCCGACTTGGCCGCCATTTCCTGCAGCGCCGCGCTGTTCTCCTTCAGCGAGATGGCCATTTCGTTCAAGCCGCTCACGATCTCCTGCGGCTTCAACCCACGCATGCTGGCGGCCAACCTGTCGATCGACTGAGCGTTGCGCTCGACCGCGCCGCGCATCCCGGCAAAGCCTTCGGTCATGCTGTCCGCGGCGCCCTGGACCGAGCTCTTCAGTTCGCCCAGATCGCCGCGAACGTCCTGCAAGCCCGCCTCCACGCCGGATGTGTCGGCCGTGATCCGGATGGAGACGATATCGCTCATGACATGTCCTTCAGTTTCTGGAGTATCGCTTGCGATGCGGCCGCAGTATCGCCGCCGGCGACGGGCATCGCGACCTCGGCGGAAAGCCGCGCCAACGTGGGCTGGTCGGGAGAGATCTCCCGTGTCTCCACCGAATTGCGGTCGTCACTGGCGATCAGATCGACTCCCAGCGCTCGCGCGATCGCAACCGCCGCAATATTGAGCGGAGGGCCGGTTCGCCGCCAGGTCCGATGCTGGGCATCGACATCGGCCAGCCCCCAGTCGCGTTCGATCGCGACCTTCGATCCGCCCTCTATCCCGGCGGCGATCAGATCGTGGACGAGCTCGGCAAGTCCGTGCTCGAGGCTCCCACCGACGCCGTTTCCGTGGGAGCCGTCGCTTCCCCCTTACGCTTCAGCCCCGATTCCTCGCTTAGCTCCAGGAATGCCGTCTGGAGCCCGACGAACTCGTCCATCGACACGTTCGCTTCCAGATAGTCGGCGGTCAGCACGGGATCGATCTTGATCAATCCGATCGACAACACGTTGAGCAGATCGAGCGCCGAATCCATCAGATCGGACAGTGATCCGCTGCCATCGGTTTTGCGCTGGATGTTGTCGATGAACGGTGCCGCCCGGCGCAGTTCGCCGAGCTTGTAGGGCGCGATCGCGAAATCGCGCCCAAGGACGTGGATATTGGCCATCTTACTGCGCCGACCCCCATTTCAACACGTTGCCCGACGGATCGGCGAATGCCGAGAAATCGAGTTCCGGGATCATGAAGTCGTCGACCTTGGTTTGCAGCGCGAGCTTGTTCGAAACGCAGGAAAACAAAGTCAGCGCCAGCCCGTTGCCGCCCAGTTGGTTGAAGAAATCGGCACGGAAGGTAGGCGCCTGACCCATCTGGAGATTCTGCACCACCGAGGTCTTCGCGACGGTGGAGGTCGCCGTGTAGCTGTAGTTGATGAAGACCACCTTCCCGGTATCGGCGGCGGCGAACAGATACGCGCCGGCGGTGACGCTATATTGGCCGGCGGTCGGAGCGGAAGCGACGCGCGTCATCGGGTTGCCGCTGGCATCGCGTACGCCCAGGTCGCTCGCCCAGGTGCCGCTGCCGGGCACGGTCGGCGTGATCGTGAACGGCGTCGCCGGGATCGTCGCGCCGGTGACGTCGTTGACGATGCTGTACAGGCTCGACGTCACCGTCTGGCCAAAGAACAGGCTGTTCATCACCGCGCCGTTGAACTGGCCGTATTTGGCCTTGCCGGTGATCTTCATCTTGCCGCGGCCGACTGCGACCGGGAACTGGTTGGAGCCGTACAGCTCCTTGATGTCGCCCTGGATATCGATCGAGACTTCCTGCGTCACCGCGAGCATCAGCGGCGTGGGATTGGCGATCGCTGCGCCCGTCGCGTCGAAGGTCGGTGTGCCCCACAGCACCCCGGCACCGAAATTGTACATGGCCATGCCAATTCTCCAATAAAAAGCCCGCAAGAAACGGGCGTTGGCGTTCGTAGTTGAAAGTGATTGGTAACTTAGACGGGAGTGCAGCCAGTACGCGCGATCTGGCGTCGCTCGTCGTCGCTCAAGTCGGCGGGCGCGGTGAGCACACCATCCTCGACATGGATTTCGCGCCCGGTCGACAGCGTGATCGCACCGACATGGGCCGGCGCCGCGAAGCGCGGCGGTGTAGATGAGGTCGCCGCTGCGTCGTCCGCCGTTGGCGTCGGGGGATCAGTCTCGGCCGCGGCGGATTGCGATCGTGCCATTGGTGTCTCCGTTATCGTCAGGGAAGGATGATGGTGATCGGCACGATCAGCATGGCCTGACCGTCCAGGTCGCCATTGTCCTTGTGGATCGTGCCGTCGATGAACGCGCGATAGGCGAGTCCGCCGAGCGTCTGCCGCGCACCGGGAAGCGCGGGGCGAAACGCCGCCTCGATCGCGTCGAGGATCACGTTGCTGGTTTCGGCTGGGGTCGCCGCCTGATCCTTGCCGCCGCGATGATAGATGATCCAGCTCGCGCGCAGGCTGTGCTTGTCGAGCTGCCCGTCGAGCGAGGTAACCGTCTCGGTGCCCTCGATCTGGTACAGTCCGGGCACCGGCGCCTTGTCCCACATCTTGAGTCGGCGCGAGCGCTCGACAAAGCTTTCGTCATTGCCCCAACGCACGTCGCCCAGCGCCAGCAATGCGTCGAACACTTGGTTGCGGCTAGTCATCCGATCGCCTCCTGTGCAGCGGTGATCGCCGCCAGTTTCAGCGCCGCGGCGATCTCGTCGGCCTCGTCGCCCAACGCGCTCGCCAGATAGGGGCGCGCCGGAAAACGGGACCCGGGATGGTGGACCACCCGCGCGAAGACATGTTTGCCACCCGCCGCGAAGGCGAGTGCCTTGGCCTTGTCGGGCACGATGTCGTGCGGTGACGTACTGCCACCGTGCTCCAGGATCGCTGCGTAACATACGCTATCATTGACGAATACCTCGCCGACGATGCTGTCGCCCTTGGTCTCGACCATGCGCTCGACCGCGCTTGCCAGCCGCCCGGTGCGCGCGTTCAACATCTGGCCGTGGAGCTTGTCGTCGATCACATGCCGCTGCAGCTCGGCGGTCGCCGCCGTCGCCTTGGCTTCGACCGCCGCCGACACTTGCGACGACAGGCGGTCGAGGCCTGCGCTCAACCCTTCGGCCTCCAGCGTCACGCTCACAGTGGCGCCGCCAACATGTAATTGTTGAGCCGGGCGAGTACCGCCTGGTGCATCGCCTCGCGGCTGAACGCGACGGTGGTCGCGCCCGAACTCGCGTGGCTGGTCTCGCCGATATGCGTGCGGGCCGAATAGGCCTCACCGACCAATTCGGTCACGGCCAGCATCAAGTCGGCGGGAACCGTGTCATATCCGGCGACGTAGGTCACGCGTACCGGCCGATCGTACGGCGTGCGCGATCCGACCAGGATCACGCTGCGCCCATCGGTCGCAACGCCAGAGGCGTTGCCGACCGCATCGACCGCATTGTCGATCCGCGTTTCCCCCCATTCGACCGACGTTACCGACTGGACCGGCCAATTCCTCAGCAGGAACCGCGATCCGCCGGTGCCGCGATAGGTTTCGACATGCGTCGCCGTCAGGACGGTGCGCTGGATCGTGTTCTCGACAAATGCCGATACCTGGGCGACCAGATCGGTCAGCAGGGCATCCTCATTGTCGCTCGAAATGTTGAGCCAGCGTTTGACCGCCGACAGGTTGGTGAGGTCGCCTGCCGCCATGACGTCATCGGCCCGCGAAGTTGAAGCCGTGCACGAGCAGCTCGGCCGCCGCCGCGACCGGCACGGTCACGACGCCCTTGGCATCGGCCGCGAACGATCGCCGGCGCCAGCTACACCCGGCGCCGTCCTCATGATGCATCGCGACGCTATCAACGGCCGCCGCTTTCGGCGCACGGCGCGGGGAAGGGTTGTCGGCCACGCGGCGTCTCCTGTCGAAAAATGAAAAGGCCCCGCCGGTCATCGCGGCGGGGCCAGGAAAGCCCGGGAGCAAGGGGTGGGCGCCCGGGCGAAGGATCAGCCGTTGGCGATATTGGCGATCACGCCCATCGCGAACGGCGCGTAGACCGCCAGCGTCTCTTCGACATACACGCCCGACATCTCGGCGCGCGTCGTGATCGGCCAGTCGATCTGATAGTAATCGCGGCGTACCTTCATCTCCGCGACATTGGGCACCTCGCTCGACTGGTATTGGACCGGCAGGTCGCCCGCCCAGCCCAGGATCGTCCCCGCCGACACATTGGGGTGCAGGCGGATCGGAATCTTCTTATTGAGGTACGGGTTGTAATAATATTCGACCACGCCGCCGGCAGTCAGCGCGACTTCGCCCGCCTTGGGATCCTGGAAATAATTGAGCAGCGACGCGGTGCCCGACGCCAGCACCTTCTTGGTGATGTTCCGCTGCTCCTGGCTGTTCACGTAGAGCACGTCGACCGAACATTGATAATTGTCCCACATCGACTGCATCATCACGTCGATCTCGGCCACCGATCCCTGCCCCGAAGAGGTGAGGGTGGTGCCCGCACCCGGCGTGCCAGTGGCGAGATAATTGACATACGCGCCCGATCCCGGCTTCAGCGCGGTGGTCAGCAAACCGTCGAAGGCGGTGGTGTTGGTCGAACAGTCCGCGCTGATCGCGGTCGCTGCTTGGTGGGTGCCGGCAAGGGCACCGCTGAACACCACCGAATTGGTCGATGTGATTGCCTCGAGCTTCTCGCTGCCCGCCGTACCGACGAACCAGGCATAGCCGGCGGCACCCTGGATCGCGGGGACGCTGCAGGACAGCGCCTGACCCGACGCGGTTGCCTGGCTCGCGGCCGCCGACTTCATCGACGAGCCGCCGTTGATCGTGAAGCTCTTGCCATCGGCGCCGGTCACCGACTTTGACGTCGCGACACCGCCCGACAACGAACTGTTGCGCATCCCTTCCATCGTCAACGCGACGACGATCACCGAATAGGTCGCTGCCGGCAGCGTCGATCCGGTACCGCCGACGCTCAGCGTCGGCGCCGCAGGCGTGCCGAGCACCAGCGAGGCGTTGCCAAAGATCACCCCCGCTTCTTCCTTCAGCATCGTTTTCTGCAGCAAGCGCTGCGTCATCGACGCCTTGATGTCCTCGAAGGTACGGCCGGCAGAGATCGCCTCGAACGTCGCCTGGTCTTCTTCGCCAAGGGTGCGATACGGCGCCGCGCGGTCGGCAGTGGTATAGGCCATCTGCCCGGCGCGCTGGCCCTCGGGCACCCAGGGCGTGTTGTCGAAACCCGAACCGGTCAGCGCGGTGACGGACTTCCAGTTGGTTGCGGTGCCGCCACCGCCACCGACGCGTGGCAGGGATTTGATGATCGGCGTGTTGACCGGATAAAGGTTCTTGGCCGGCGCCTGCAGGTCATAAGCGACCAGGCCAGTGCCGGTCGAGATCGCCTTTTCGACCATGTCGGGACGTCC